TTCTGCAATCTCACTGAGGTTGTCGTCCGTGCTACGGACAGTGTCGATGACTTGGAGCGAAAAGTCAAGCTGGCAACTATTCTGGGAACTATCCAGTCAACCTACACAAAGTTTCCATATCTGCGAAAGGTGTGGAGAAACAATACAGAAGAGGAACGATTGCTCGGTGTGTCTCTCACAGGAATAATGGACAACCCACTATTGACGAGTAGAAATGTTGGCTTATCTAAAACTCTTGAACACCTTCGTAACGTGGCTGTTAGCACAAACCATGAACTGGCTGATAGGCTTGACATTCAGCGTTCTACTGCTATTACATGCGTTAAACCTAGTGGAACAGTCTCGCAACTCGTGGACTCCGCAAGTGGAATACACGCACGACATAGTCACTACTACATTAGAACCGTTAGAGGAGACAACAAAGACCCACTGACTCAGTTTATGATTGATCAGGGTATCCCTAACGAACCTGATGTGTTCAAGCCAGACCAGACAACTGTGTTCTCATTCCCTGTCAAGTCACCTGCTGGTGCTGTTGTCACTGAAGACCTGACAGCTATCGAACAGTTAGAGACATGGTTGATGTTCCAACGTCATTGGTGCGAACACAAACCATCTGTGACAATCAATGTCCGTAAGGATGAATGGTTCGAGGTAGGTGCTTTCGTGTACGAACACTTCGATGAAATGTCAGGAGTATCCTTCCTGCCATACAACGAACATACGTACCAACAGGCACCCTACCAAGAGATCGGCAAGTCAGAGTATGAAGAGTTAGCCAAGTTGATGCCAAAGAAAATTGACTGGAGCCTCTTGACAAACTACGAAGAATCTGATAACACCGTTGGAATGCAGACTATGGCCTGTTCTGGGGATAGCTGTGAAATCGTAGACCTAACCGCATAGGAGACAACATGACTGGACTTGAAGTATACGCAATCGTAGCGACACTTATAGCACTGCATCAGATGTTCACATAATGATGTACGTAATGGTAAGCCGTAGGAACTGTCCTTATTGTGACAAGGCTAAACTGCTTATCAACTCTAGAGGGGGTAGTGTCAGTCATTACTCCCTCGAAGAGTCCAAGTGGTTACTAGACTTGTTTAATAAAGCAGACTTGAAAACAGTACCCCAGATATGGACTTACACAGGTAAACATATTGGTGGTTACACAGAACTGAAGGAATATTTAGATGACGCAGGTAAGGAAACAGTTTAGCAAGGCTCTATATGAAGCCTATGATGGCCCTGCTCGAACAGCCTTAGTTCTGTTTCTAGAGTCTAAAGGACATACGGTTGTCAACAACGAAGAGAACTTCAGTGTTGATGTTGTCAGTCAAAAGGATGGTCATACATACTTCAATGAGGCTGAAGTTAAGACAGGATGGAAGTCAGACTGGCCTGTAGACTGGAAAGAGATTCGTATACCTGAACGTAAACAACGTCTGTTAGACAGACAAGTAGATGGCTTCCTGAACTTCTATGTCTTTCGTGCTGACTTGAAACAGGCATGGCGTATCAAGGATACACTACTGACACAGGATTCCTTGCGTGAAGCTAAGGGGCGTTACATTAAGAAGGGTGAATTGTTTTTTCATATACCCTTTACAAAAGCGGAGTTGATTAACACATGAGTCAAGTTGAGTTCTTTACTGACACTGAAATGGCTGACCTAATAAATAACCCACCTCACTATGGAGATGGGTCTATTGAGTGTATTGATTATATGAAAGACAACATGGATTCCATGATGTTCATGGGTTACCTAGAAGGAAATACCAAGAAGTATCTGCATCGTTATCGTTACAAAGGGAAGCCTGTAGAAGACTTAAAGAAAGCTAGGTGGTACCTAGATAGATTAATACAAGAAATGGAAGGAAATTAAAATGTTGTTCACACCTCTGCTCTTAGTCTGTATGCAGGATATGTCCATGTGTAAAGTTCAATCTACTGGAAGTATCTTACCTACAGAAAAACAATGTATGGTTGAGATCAGGGGTGGCATTGAAGCATTTGAAAGTGCTGGTTTCGTTGTGATGGATTATCAGTGNGCCACTTGGGAGAAACGACAACCAACCTAATTACTTCCAGCTTACCCGCTTCTTGCTTGTCTTCCGTTTCATTGGCCCCTTCTTACACTGAGCCATTGTAGGGCGACAGGCAGGGTAGGCACCCTTAGTTCTGTCTTTACGACCACAAGGCCCACCTGTCTTACAGTTTACCCATCCTGTGCCTTTGTTCTGAGAGAACCAAGTCCTTAGAGAATTTTTAGTCTTAGCCATTTTATTTCTTCTTACTCTTATTGCCCCAATTCTTAGCACCGACTTTACGACACTGAACAAGAGCACCACTGGCGTAGGCTGAAGGCCAAGTACCACCGTTGCGTGTGTATCTTTCCTTTACTTTCTTGTAACATGCATCACGTTTAGGTTTCTTAGCCATCCTTCTTTCTCTTTGCCCCTCTTTTCCTGTAGCCCGAAGCATATACAGCACGTCCTTGTTTCTCTGCTTCGGCCTTGGTTCTATAGACTTTGCCTGTCTTACCCCAACGGTACCCACCTTTCACTTTATATACTGGCATTTACCACCTTTCCAGATAGACACCTAGGTAGTATACTCCAAGGACACATACTGTGACTGCTAAGAGTATACCAGATGCTATCTGTATCTGTTCCATTCTCTTCTCGTAGGCTTTCTGTGCTGCTTTTTTAGCTTCCTGTCTTCTCTTACGAGCCTCGACCTGATAGCTTTGCCACCTCGACCAAGTTCCAGCGGGAGCATAGAGTCTGCACCAAGACTCCAATTCACGACGTTGTTCCCTGATGCGTTCAAGTGCTTGGAACTCTTCCCAGTCCCCTTCCTGACCACCTGTTATAGCTGTAATAGGGCTATTCTTTTTCTTCTTGACAGCCTCTTGTAGTTCTTCCTCAGCGGTCAGGAACTTACCCACCTGACCTACCATATCCTTTACTTCCCTGCCGTTCTCCAAGCACTTACGTATGACACTGTAAGCGGCGTTAGCAGCTGCAATGGTTTCTAGGATCGGCATATTACCTGTCCCTTAGGCTTTGCTCTATGTTGTCTAGTTTCATAAAGATTGCCTTGATCGTTTCCTTCATCTCTTTCATCTCTCTATCATAAGATGTTTTAGATGCTTCTAGTTGTGCTTTCAAAACAGCCACCTCAGTTGAGAGTTTATTACAGGAAGTAAACAGATACCAGACAACAAGTGCAATAGGGGCAACAAGCCACTGCATGACCAAATCAACAGTCTCCATCATTTCGATCACCATTTCTTACATGACCAGTAACGAGCCGTGAACTTATCCTTGGCTGTGTCACACTTATGTCTAGCACGAAATGACTTTCGACGCTTAGGGTTTGACTTCTTGATAGTCATGTTAGGATCACCGAAACGAATGATCTTTTCTTTGCCATCTTTACAGGCTTTGACAACAAACTTCTTGGAACCCCCTGAGGTACGTTGAGGTTTGTTGCATTTCATTTTTGATTTGTCTGCACGTTTAGCCACGGTACCGTCCTAGTGTTATAGTTTTTAAGAAACCCCTCCAGATTTCATTAGGGGAAGGTAGCATCCAGCCTAAGATTAGCAGGATTATAACCCATGTCGGTATATCTTGGTTCATAACCTTAACGGATTCTACGGCACCTCCAACTGTAAAGGCACCCTCAGATTTATCTACTGTTACATTCTCACCTGATATGTCAGAACTTTGATCAATGGCAGACTGGTTGTTCTCAGCCCCTGCCTGTACGTTAGCATTTACTGTTGGCCCTTTACTACCACCACCTAAGAGTGATGATGCAGCACCTAGCATACCACAGCTACTTAGAGATAATGTTAGGAGTAGGGCTAAGAGGATACGCATTAGTCAAGTTTCCCAAGGTTGATCCTAACTTTACGTCCTGTGTCTTTACTATTGTCTACATAGTCTCGACTACCCAAAAGGAAAGCTAGGTTGTGTGCCTTTTCAAACTCCGAAGCATCGGATGCCAACGTCTTAAATAGCTCTTCCATTGGGTTGAACTTTTTTTCAAACTCTTCTGTGGTGTAGACAACACCCCTAGGTCTGCCAGTGTTCTTATTTATACCACCTGCTGGATCAGAGTAGTCTACGTAAAGGTTCCAGTCGTAGGTATCTTCTACGTAATACTCACCAGTCTCTGGGTCTTTCCTTATCATAAACTCTGAAAGACTGTTATAAACTCTGTCTGCTGCTGAGAAAGAACCAGATGTAAGTATATCCTCTGACGCTGCGCCCCTTACAGACGTGTCTTTTAAATCTCCATAGTCAGCCTTAGTAACACGGCCTGTACCTTTTCTACGAGCAAGTTCTCTAAGAAACTCTAGTTCATCGTCCTCGAAGTAACTCTCGTTAATTACAGACTGATCCTTTACTACATCAAATAAAAGAATGTCTTCTTTTAAAAGTTTTGCAGGTGTGCTTGTACCAAGACCCCATAAAGTCTTTGCAGTTTGACCAAGATTCAAAGCGGTATCTTGGATAGCACCTAAAGGATCAGGAATATTAGGGACGTTTATCTCTGCAATACCTGTAGGACGAGGACGTGCCTGTAAAGCCTCTTCAAGTTCAGGTGAGACAACCTCTATATCCTGAACAGCTTCTACACCCTGAGAAAGTTTGTCTGCCGCTTCATCTACTATTGTCTGAAACAAAGACTTACCTTCTTGTACAGCCCTGCTTGCACTAGAAATAGCTGCACTGATAGCACTACCTGAGTCCTCTACAAGCTCACCCTTATTCCATGAACTAGCCATTAGCTTCCAATCTCAGCTATAATTCTATCCATTGTCTTGTCATCGACATATTTAAAACCTTCCCATACAGCACGAAGATTAGTTCTTTTTTGCTGTACAGTCTTACCTCTGCCAACAGCATCTTGTGCTAGGAAAAGAAAAATGTCATCCTGTGTTTTCTTATTGAACACAGTATCATCAGGTAAACCCATCTGTTTAGCAGCATTACGTAGAGTAGTCCCTACGATTTGATACTTACCCATAGGTGTTGAGGTAAGACCCCTACGGTAAGCCTCTGTGCTTTTACCTAGACGTGGTTTGACGTACTGACCATACGCACCTGAAGGTTCAGAGAAGTCGTATAGTTCTCCAAGTGTCATGGTAGAAACTTGAACACCCTTGAACGGTGTCTCTTGTCTTTCAAAGTTCCCATAGAGTGTGTCATACGTTTCAGCTTCGAACTTTTTCAATGCTGTCTGTGTAACAGAAGCTGGTTGTAGACTTGGTTCTTGGGGTTTTGCTGGTTCTTTTACGAGAGTACCTGTGTTCCAACTACTAGCCATATCAAGGTTTCCTATAGGTGAGGCCATCAGAAGGGTCAACAAACAGAGCACCACTAGGAAGCCTGTCAAACGCAGCTTTTTGTTCATCTTCACTTAAATCTCCTGAGATTACTATTGGTTGATTAATAGTAGTCTCCTCTGTCACAGCTTGTGATTCAGGAGTTACAGGCTGCACTGTAAGCTGTTCAATCTCAGCTGTGTTTACTCCTAGTTTTTTCATATTGTTGATGTAGTATTGAAGACTATCTGAACCTTTCTTAATTGTACGATAGTCTTGGTATGCTGTGTTAAATTTAAAACCAGCATTTTCAATTTGACTACGATCAAAAGTTTCTAGACGACGACCACGATCAGCAACCATAGCTGTCACATCACCACTATAGTATTTATTAGCAGCCTGAGTAACTAAAGGTAGTACTTTCTTATCCATACGGATTTGACCAGTATCAATTCTGTTTTCTAAATCGTACTCAATCTTACCTAGACTTGAAATCTTAAAGAAAGATGACTGCATAGTCCCTGACAAGGTAGTTGATGCGATATTAAACTGAGCCTGAAGACCATCAATCAAACGACGAGAAGCTAGTTCAGCTTTCTCAGGGTCAAGGTTACGGATCAATGCAAGTTTAGAATATGTATCGTCGTTATATACAAGATTCATTGTATCTTGTTTAAACAAAGTACCTGCTGTAGATATATTGACAGTGGCCTGACCGATACCAGCTAAGAAGTTATTACGATGTTCAGGTTGATCCATCATAGTTGGATTCATAATACCGATTCGTTCAGTACCTGCAAACATTATAGAGTCCAGACGTGCCTGAGGGCTACGTTCCTCAGCCTTACTAACTTCATCTAAGTCATGTAAGAACTCAGACACGTAAGGTTGTTCATCTGAAATCTCAGGAACTGCAAACAAATCTGTATATACAGTGTCTTCAGCTTCGATAGAGTCTAGAGTTTTAAGAATCTCTGGGTATCTACCCGACACATAGGCTGACCAATCAACTTTGTCTGACAATAAGGCAGCTGCTAGGATCGGGTCTGTCTGTCCTAGTTCCTTAGCCTGAAGCATCAAGGCTTTAGTGATAGGCTCAAGGATGTCAGCCTTAGTTGCAGCTAGAGTATTCTCGTCGTATTTCTCTAGTGTTGTCAAGAGTTGATCAAGAGTGTCGATCTGCGATTGAATGACTTGCCAATCACCAGTTTCGATAAGAGGTGGTTTAGTGAACTGTGCCTTGACAACATCGAACTGTGTACGAAGCTGTACAATATTCTCAGGTCTGATGTTACCACCCTCAGTTTCGATAGCTAGTCCTGCAAGGGCAAGTGAACGTACATTTTCAAGGGCTACATTAGCATTTGGAACGTATGTCTCGTGGAACTCTTGACGTGTGATGTTCTTAGCGTTCACTAGGTATAAAGCAGCTGCTTCAGTCTTTTGTACATCAGCCATAGCTTGTGCTAGAATATCTTCGTTTCCGTATGGCTTACCAGCTTTTTCGAGTGTCACACGAGCATTATACAGGTAGGATGGATTATCTTGAATTTTTTCTACAGTAGCGTCAATGGCTGCTTGCTGAGGATCGAAGTTTATAAAGTCAACATCAATACCTGTACGCTGTTTAGTCATACGAGCTATACCTTCATCAACAATATATCCTAAATTGTTTAATTCAGTAATCGCTGAGTTGACTGCAACACGTTTTTGTAATGCACTTAGACCCCTAGTTTCATCAAGTGCCTTAGAATAAGCTGCTACAGCTTCACGTTTCTGTGAAGTTTCTGTTGGTTGTGCTGCACGTTTAGCTGCATCCATAGCATCTAGGGTACGGAAGACACCCTTACCAAACATTGACAGTCCCTCAGCGGCTGCACCTAACCCTGTGGCACTGGGCATTGTCACACCCTGTGCGTATGCGGTACCTTCATCACCGATGTCTATTGCAAATCCAGCCATAGTTTTTCCTTATTGCATTTGTTGTTGAAGAATCTGTGCATCATAGTCAAGACCGATACGAATAGCATTCTTCATAATATCTGGGACTGAGGCAACACTAACCAGACTTTTCTGAAGAGATGTCTTCAACTGGTTAGACAGGTTAGAAGACCAAATCTCGTCATTGATCTCTTCCCAAAGTTTCGTTCCTCTAATCATATCACTTTCATCCCCTTCTGTCAAGAGGGAAAGTGCAAGTGTTGCNTTTTGTTTTAGTCTTGTTGACATTTCACGNTACTGAGTATTCTTTTTGAATACCATTTCGTTATAGTCATAGAAGTTCTGNACAGGTGCAGGAGTCGCACCGAAAAGAACTGCCGCAGCTGCTTCAGGGTCTAGGTTACCCACTACAAGTCTACGTGTGCGGCTACGATAGTTACCTGTCTCAATCAATTCACGAATCTTGACAGCCTTATCTACTGTTGACAGGTTACGAACTAGCTGTGTCAGGTCTTCACGTACCATCTCACTGCGACCACCCATCATAGCACCTACAGCATTGGATGCTACAGCTACCATGTCAGAAGAAATCTCACCTGAAGGGCCGAATAGAGTAGTAACGAAACTTTCCTCGAAGAGTTTCTTGTAAGTATCCTGCATCTGACCTAGGGGTGCCACACGTTGAGCATATGCTGTCTCAGTGCCTATTAGGTTAGACAACAATGCATCAATGGCACCGTACTTGATACGGTTAAATACCTTCACAGTGTCTGGATCATCAGGGTTGTATCCCATCTGTTCCACAACGTAACCTGTCATCTTACCAGCACCCAAGCCTGTCAAGCCGAACATCGGCCCCATAACCATGAACATACGGATACGTTCAGCTGTGCTGAAGTTACGGCCTATAGCTATATTCTCTAAAGCACGTAGACTAAAGGTCAACCACTGTGTAGGTACTCTCATAATCCCTGACTGAGCAAAACTGCGAGAGCTTGTTGTCATACGGAATGTCAAGTCCTGTTCACGGTTAGTAATCCATAGACGTGCATCTGAGGACATAGGATCAATGTTAGGACGTTTAGCACGATGCTCAAGGAATGCTGTGATGATACCTGTCATACGTGTGACACGTTCACCTTCCTTAAAGAATATCGTTGACTTATCTAGGAATGAACCAACTGCCTCTTGTGCCTTACCTGTAAGATTACTTGCAGCACCGAACTTCTGTGGTGCCTGAAGTTCGATGATCTGTGTGTCGATAATGTTACGACCACTCTCGTCGATATACTTGACAAGCTGTTGAAGTTCGTCTACTTCGATACCTGAAGCCTTGGCTAGACGTTGAATTGCTAGTGACCTTGTAGGACTATCTGCCAAGTTAGCTATGATCATCATTGGGGTTGTTAAACCCATAGCTTTCAAACCCTGTACAGGTGAAATAGCTGTGATGGTCAAGCTGTGTAGAGCCTGAAGCATGAACTGGTCAGGGTTGAAGAACCCAAACTTAGAATAGAAACCTACCTGAAGTAAACGACTTGCAGGGTCAGCCTTGGTAAAGTCAGCCTTGAAGCCTGTTCTTTCGAAGACAGCCTCAGTAGCTGATGATGTGAAGCTGTCCCACTTGTCTGACAACCATGTTGACTGGTTCATCCGACGTTTGATAACTTCTTGTTGTTCACGTAGCTGTGCAGCTAGGTCATTAAACTTACCTGTCTTTGTTACCTCAGCATCAAGGAACCTGTTCAGGTAGTCATTCTCAGGAACACCCCTAGGGAATGTGACAAGACCCTCAGCCTGTTCAGCTAGTTTTACCCACCCTACAACAGCATTCTGTGAGGCTGCACGGTTAGCATACCCAAAGGCTTCACTACCGAACTGATCAGCAATAGCTGACACAGGGCTTGCATTGGTAGCTTTCTTACCGCCGAACTCCATGAGAGGTGTGTCACCACGTTTCATATTCAAGCGAACACCTACCACCTGTCCGAATGGTTCACCTATCTTAGCTGGGTCTTCCCCTGCCTCACGAATAGAAACCTTTTGGTCACGAGCCTTAGCTACGAACTCCTCAGTGAAGCGGAAGTTATACTTAGCAGCTAAGTCTTTCAGGTCTTCTAGGTCAGTTACGTGTTTATTCCAAGCGTTGTTAGCTCTGATAGTATCCCCTAGGTCATCGTACTGTGTCTTAGACAAATTCAAGTTAGCTATATCATCAGCACCCATTTCATCCATCAAGGACTTTACCTTACGGTTGATGTTGTTGATCTGACGAACAGCTGTTTCGGCTTGGTCTTTACCAAACGAACCTAAAAGTGTCTTGAAGCCAGCTGAGATGGTGTTACCTGAGGCTAGTTTTTGTTCCTTGATAGCACCTACGAACCAACGGAACTCAGAGTTAGTACGTGGGCCACCTACGTTATATGGCATGACATCGACACGTTCTAATACACGAGTTGAGTCTATGTTAGTGACGTATAGATGGTCAAGGAATGTATTAGGTACTTTAAAGATAGGGGTGTCAGGGTCTAGTTTGTTCTTAGATAATGACCTACCAGCTGCTACATCAAGAACAAGTTCATCATCAGGTATTGTTGATACACGATAACCAATGTCACCGTAATCATCTGTGATGTTGACGTAGATGCCACCCTCAGCAACTACACGCTTCAGGCGTTCTGATGATTTGATCTGCCAAGTTGTGTCACTGATGTCTTGTAATGCCTCATACGCATCAAGTACATTCTTAGAGGGTTTCTCTCCGTACATTGTTTTGTAGAGAGACTCGAAGGATTCACGAGTAGGAGCCTGACGTAAGTATGACATCTCACCATCACGGAGTTGTGTCATAAAGTCTGACAAGTTTTCTAGTTCTTTTCCCTTTACCTTACGTATTGTCTGTTGGTAAGGCTTGACAAGATCACCGATTAGTGCCTGTCCAGCTTCAGCCTGTAGGAACTTACCACCTATCTTGTCACCTAGGCGTACAGTAGCAGCACCAAATACTTTGTTGATAGCATCTGAAACAAATGAACCCTTATTAAAACGATCCAGTTCATCAGGTAGACCTAGGACATTGACACGTTCCTCTGCCTCAATGAACCATCCACGACCCTCTTCACGTTTGACAACCTTCAGGCTAGGGTCACGTTTAGCAATCTCTTCAGCATCCATCTTACGACGGAAGGGAGCACCCGATCCATCCTTACCTAGACGGACAACAACCTTGAAGTCTTCAGAACCTTCGTCAATGACACGACGAGAGTTTACAACGACATCATTAACACCTGAGGCAATCCTTGCAGCTATACGAGTAGCTACACCCTCTACAGTTGTACGAGGTACGTACTCACCAAATGAACCACGACGGTTAAGTTCTTCTAGTTTTTCTGTCAGAATTGTCTTGCGGGAACCATCACGGAAAGCAACACCTGATGGTCTGCTTGTTGGGCCTTTGACAGGGTCTAGTTCTTCAGGTAGTGTACGTCCAGCTGCGATCTCGTCAGTTTGGACACCCGCATCATCTACAAGTTTAGTTGCTGCCCTAGCACCTACAACCTCACCATCGACAACTGACACGACATCCACTGGACGACGTGCCTTGTAGAGACTTAGAAGTTTCTGTGGTGCGGATACAGCTGCCTCTGATCCTGCTTTCAAACCCTTGACAGCTGCCGATGCTATCTTAGTACCACCTAGAGTAACTATGTCAGCTGCACCGAATAGGAAATTGACACCAGCCATAGGGTCATCCCCTAGGTAGGTGGCATCATTAGCTGCCTTATATAGGTTCCATAAGCTATCCTCTGAGAAGATACCTTCAGACTTACGTTCCTCTAGATATTCCTTAGCCCACTCTTCAAACTCAGCTGGCTTGAGTGAGTTGAATGCCTCACGAATATCTCTACCCTCACGGTTAGAACGGAAGGTTA